ATAAAGCCTGTTCAATAGACAATCCAGATTGCGAAGCATGTGGGAGTTAATAAAAACAAGAGCAGTTCTGATAGGGCTGCTTTTTTTACTTCAGGGATGTGGTGCGAGGTTTTACCTGAATCGTGCGATTGCGAAAGATCCGACAATTCTAGATTCGGTTGTCGTAAAAGTAGACACGGTAATCATAACTCAAAAACAAGTCGTTAGAGACACTCTTGTTTTAAAAACAATAGATACCCTCAAATTAATTAAAGAGGGCGTTAGAATTGATATTAGACGGTCCTACGACACTATACAAGTTGATGTTGAATGTCCTTCAGACACGATAAGGATCTCAAAAGAAGTTAGAGTGCCTCAAGTCATTTATCGTGAGAAAGAATTTAATGCCAAACACCTTTGGCTTTTGATTATCTCAATAATTATATATACATTGCTATTACTTAAATATATTAAGTAATAATATATATTACTCTTATAAGAGTAATAATATATATAATATAATATATAATATGACAAGAAGACAAAAAAACATAGCCGTTGAAAGCGGCTATATTGAAGATGATTATCACAATCACTTCTTATCTCACTTCGGATTTCATGATGAACAAAGATCCGATCATTTAAACTTCTGGAAGTATTATCAAACCGAACAGAGCGTATGACGATGAGAGAAGCACAAACCTTAGCAGTAAGCCTTAATGACAAGGGATATACTGCTTGGGCAGTTCAAGGGTTTAGCGTTAAGCTAATGATCAGTGGAGTATTATACGAAATAAAAGAATCAGATGAGAGATCCTAACATTGACAGATATCTTCATAAAATGGCTATGCTATATCAAAACTTAGGTTTAGAGTCAACTCCTGAGCAGAGGTTATACGCTAAGGAAGAAGAGAGAAGATACTTAGGCAGGATAGCAGAGATTGATTGCGAGTATGCTCAAAGATTAGGATATGATTGATCACGCCAAAATAGAGATTCACTTGGGTAAGATCCCAAGCCTAAATAAATTCTACTCCTCACCTCATTGGACATTCCGATCTAAGGAAAAGACCAAGTGGAAAGCAATCATATCTGAACAACTAGATTACGACTTTCAATTTGAATACTGCGTAATCACCGCAAAGGTGAATTACAGGTACGATCTTGACAACTGCATAATGGCTATCAAGTTCACTCAAGATGCTTTGGTTGATGCGGGAATGATTACTGATGATAACAAAAAATTTATTAAGGCAGTTCGCATTGAACCCGCCAACGATATTCCAAAAAACTCCTCTGTTATTCTGATTGAGGGTAAAATAATCAACAAACTTTTTTGACATTCGTTTTTCTTTTTGAAAAATTCTTTCTTTCTTCGCTAAAGAATTTAAAAAGAGAGACATGAACAAGGAAAACATTTATCAGATCTTAGATGATCTAGAAGGATTCGCAGAGAACTTAGGAAGCGAATGGATGAAAGAGCGATTAGCAATGCTAGAGGCTCATATCGGAGTGTTAGAAATTAATCAATCAACTAAATAATTATGAAGACAAGTAAGGTTATTAGCGTAACTCCTCAAGGAGATTACCAACTAAAAGACGGGAAAACATTGTATAAGTTTTCTCTTCAATTTGAGAATGGAGATTCAGGTGAATACTCTTCGGTTAAGCCCGATCAAAACAAATTTGTTGCAGGTCAAGAAGCGGAGTACGAGTTAAATGCAACTCAATACGGCAATCGCATCAAGCCTGTTTACTCTCAAGGAGGCGGTTACTCCTCAAACTATTCTCAGAATAGCTACTCAGGAGGATCTGACAACAAGCAGAAACTTATCGTTAAGCAGTCTTGCTTGAAAGCAGCAGTTGACTTCTTAAAAGACAAACAAGCAAAGAGCACAGATGTCCTTAAAGTTGCGGACTCTTTTGTTGAATGGGTTATGGAAGCGGATGCTACTGAATCAAAATCCGAATCAACTTATGACAATCACTTCTCTTCAAGAGAAGAAAAGATTGAAGCAGCAAAAGCCATTGTCAATGGTGACGATAATCTACCGTTCTAAGTTAGATTGATTGTGTTAGGTAGAGGGGAGCAGAAATGCTCCTCTTTTTTTTCTCAGGATCTGAGATATTAAAAATGTTTGTTAAATTAGAGGGATGATACATAAACACATAATACAATCAAATAAGACTCTCAGGTATCTAGAGAGAGCAAGAGAGGGGAAAATATCAGAAGCATCAAGATTCGGAGCAGTAGAGATAGATGATTACCTTAGATTCAAGAAGGGAAACTTCATAGTAGTAACAGGACACGCCAATGTAGGAAAGACTCACACAATGACCTACCTTCAGTTGCTTCACACATTAGAGAACGGAACAAAGTGGTTGATCTATTCTTCAGAAAACGAAGTTCAATCACTTCAAAGAAAGTTGATAGAGTTCCTAGCAGGGAAGCCGATCAATCAGATAGATGAGAGGACCTTCTGGAGACATCATAGCTTTGTGGAGGGACATTGGGCATTCCTAGATAGCGAGTTGATCGTTGATGCTTTTGAATTGTTAGAGATCGCAAGAGAGGTTTATGATGCTTGGGAGTTTCAAGGTATGATGATAGATCCTTATAACTCGCTTACGATAAGAAAAGCGGACCTAAAAGGAGTCTCAACGCACGAGTATCATTATGAGGTAACAAGCCACATAAGAAAGTTCTGCAAGGAATTTGGAGTAACAACGATCTTAAACACGCACCCTGCTACTCAAGCCTTGAGGCAAGTTCATAAGGGATCTCACGAATATGCTAATCACACGATGCCTCCTATGGCTAGTGATGTTGAAGGTGGTGGTAAGTTCGTAAATCGCAGCGATGAATTTTTTGTAATTCACAGGTACACGCAACATAGTCGCGATTGGGTCTACACCGATATTCATGTGAGGAAGGTAAAAGAATTAGAATCAGGAGGTAGACCAACACCATTAGATTCGCCTATCAGGATGGAATCAACTCAGGGGAATTGCGGTTTTAAGATCAACGGATTAAATTTAGTAACTAAAGAGAAAGTAATAGATGGATCTCCATTTTGAGGGTAACAGGCTTTACTACATGGAAAAGGAGGCAGAGTTGTTCAAGGCTCTGGATCACCTTAGCAAGGAGTTAAGCGATCAGAAAACGATGACGAAGGAAGATATGTGGGAGGTGTTTCAGATCCTTGCTGATTCAGCAGCAGTTTATAGACACATAACAGATTACTTTACGACTCTAGACAAGTTGATCCTAGATGCTAGGATTGAGAACGGTAAATTGAAGCAGGAGATGTACGATTTGAAAAAAGAGAACATTAGACTCAACGAGATGCTAAACAGAGAGATGGATGGATTTTAAGAGAAAGATGAACAATGGTCAGAGGTTTGAGATCAACGGGATGGAGTTCATATGTATAGAGACTCATGCCTATTTTCAAACGAGACTAGATGGAGAAGAATCTGACATTGATGTCGGATGTAGTTATTATATAGTAAGGAACACCTCAACGGGAGGTCTTCACAGAATACCATTTCAAAAAATAATTGATAAAGAGAAAGAGATCAGATGGAAGATTTAAGCACATTGATGAGAGATTACTATGATGAGATATGCATCATACCTAACAACACCAGAGAGACTGAACAAGTGTTCGCCAGATCTGCTATGATGGTGGCGATGAGAAAGTATATGACCTTGATGCAGATCGGAAGAATCTTTGACAAGAATCACGCTACAATTCATCACGCAGTGAAGAATCACGAGATGAATCACGATTGGAGTGAGTTGTATAGATACTATTATTCAACTGCCGTTCAGATGCTCCTTGATTGTCCTATTGAGAACATAAAAAGCGATAACCGCCTTCAGGCTCAGTTCACTAGGCAGAAGATGAGAATAGTTGAGTTGGAATACGAAGTGCAGAAATTAACATTAAAATGTCAAGAATTAAATGATAATTGCAGTATATTACGCAAACAGAACAAAAACTACAAGCAGTTGATTGATGCAAATTGAATTTAGCCCTCTTACAGGATTGATGTTTGGAATCAACTATGCCTATTACGATCCAACAGAGGATCGCAATGGACTTCATTTAATTCAGTTAGGTGTTGGTTTAGTTATGATTCAAATATCATGGGGAACATAGAGAAGTTTTACAGAAAGAATTTCAAACGATTAACGGGATTTATCAAGGAATACACTGATGGATCTTATGAGATCGCATCTGATATAGTTCAGATGGTGTTTGTACGGCTGTTAGAATTAGAGAGCGAAGGGAGGACCAACTTTTATGAGGAGGACTCCCTTAACTTTTTTTATGTGTATCGGTCCTGTATCAATACCGCACTCAAATATCAAAGAACAAAAAGGAAGATCAACAAGGTGTCATTGGAAGATTTGCATTTTGACTACCATCTAGATCAGCCATATCCAGAGGAGAAAGAAGCACTTGAGAAACTCATAACCTATATGGAGGATGAGATGAAGGACCTTCATTGGTATGACGAGAAGATTATCAGAATACATATGGAGGGAACGAGTATGAACCAGATTCACAGAGAAACGGATATTGGATTAACATCAATTAAGAACACGATTAAAAATGGCAAAGCAAAAATCTACGAAGGCATCAAAGAAGATTGGGAAGACTACCAAAATGGAGACTACGACAAAATCTAAGGGATTAGGAGACACCATTGAGAAGATAACAGAAGCTACGGGAATCAAGGCAGTAGTGAAAGCTATCGCAGGTGAAGACTGTGGATGTGATGAGAGACGAGACAAACTCAATAAGATATTTCCTTACTCAAAGCAGCCTGAATGTTTAAGCCCTGAGGAGGTTCAATACCTTTCTTCAGGAGTCCTTAGAAAGAGGACTCTCAACCTTCAGGACCGTGAGCAGATCGCTACCATTCACGCAAGAGTTTTCAATCACAAGTTTGATATACCCTGTACTTGTTCTCCTAAGATTTGGATGCAATGGATGAGAGAACTTCAAGACCTTTTGGATGTCTCTGAATAACTATCTAAAGAAAGGGCTTCAACAGTCTGATGACAGAACCAATCATTGCATATCAATAGGCAAGGACGGTGAAGAGTTGTTCAAGCAGCTAACAGGAGCAATCAAGTCTGAACTTGCTGACGATAAAAAGCACATTGACTTCTATTGGGAAGGCAAGTGTATTGATGTGAAGGGATTAAAGCCAATGCACAAACACGGGTTTATCCTTCTTGAGTTTTTAAATGTTTGGGGCTATCACGGATGGTGTGCTAAGGAATCTAAAGCAGAATACATAGCGTTCCAATTCACAGACAGGTTCTATATATTTAAGAAAAACGATCTCAGAGACAGAGTGATTGAGAGGTGCGAAAAATATAGCCCTGAGGCAGTCCTTCGGAAAAACAGAGTTAAGCCCTCTGAAGGGCTTTACAAGTGGATAGGGAGGTTCGGAAAGCAGGATGTGTTTACTTATTTAAGAATAGAAGACATACAAGATCTTCTGATACAAGAAATAAAATACTAGAGAGATGGTGTTAATATTATTCGGGATCGGATTGGGCATAGCCCTCAATCAAATCAGATCGCTTCAAAGGCGTGTTGATGACTTAGAAGAGTTCATTGGAGAAACTTTTTTTGACGAAAAAGAAAAATAATTATCAAAAGCCTTTTTTTATAACTTTATTGTTTCTAAATTAGCCTTGTTATTAAAAACGAGAGAGAGATGAAAAATTCAAATGTATTAACACCAGTCCAATTCAATAAGATTAACGACCTAACCGATTTCAGCCGTGTAACTTTTGACGGCAATTGCGTAAGTTGGAACGAGGGCATCTGGACTATCAGTAGGGTTACCGAAAAGGCAATCCTTATTGATGACGAATGGTTGCCGAAATCACAAATCATTGATGTTTCTATGGTTGAGAGAAAATACTACGATGCTGAAGGCAATTTTGAATTGATTACTATCCCGCAATTAAGTATTAGCAGTTGGTTTGATAAAACAAACAATAGCAAAAGAAAGAAGGGTTACGCATTTTAATAAATAATCAAGGGAGGGGAAAACCCCTCCTTCATTTAATAAAGAGAGAGATGAGAAAGATTGATTGGAACAAAGTAGCAGTAGTCGCATTCTTGCAGACTATGGTTATTCTAGGAATGATCGCTATGATAGCGGTATATGAGTTAGTAGAAATCTTAACTTGTTACTCATGTTGATGCTAGACGGATCGGATTACGATCAGCATTGGCTGATTGATCAAGCAAGAGGCGATGACTTCTATTACGGAACGCTCAACAAGTTAGCATTGTCTTCGTCAAGTTGTAAGATGCTCTTGGATAGCCCAAAGACCTTCAGCAATGTTATGAAGTACGGATCAAACGACTCAAGCCCTGCTTTGCTTATGGGAAGGGTGATTCATGTGATGATCTTAGAGCCTCAGAACTTTGACGAGATCTTTGAGGTGGTAGATGTTGCTAGTAAGAACACTAAAGCCTTTAAAGAGGCTCAAGCAAACAATCCCAAGACTTGTATCACAAGAAGGGATAAGGAGGCAGGAGAACGCATGGCTGATGCCTTTAACAGAAACGAGATTGCGTTGAGTTATCTATCAGGATCCGAATGCGAAGTGCCTATGGTAGATCTCATTGGTGGCTTTCCTTTTAGAGGAAAAGCAGATATCCAGAGAGGAGGAGAGATTATTGATGTGAAGACAACCACAGATCTTAAAGCCTTCAGGTATTCAGCAGACAAATACGGATATGATCTACAATGTTATATCTACTGCAACTTGTTCAAGACCTCGTATAAGGATTTTACATTCATAGTTCTTGACAAGGCATCTACTGATATAGGGATCTATGATGTATCAGAGGAGTTCTACAAGAGAGGAGAAGCGAAGTTCAACAGAGCGATCTCTTTGTATAGAGACTTCTTTGTCAGAGGTCAGGATCTAGATACTTATACAATTACAGGGACATTGTGAAAAAGCATACTAAGATCTACATGAAGCATTTCAACTATGTTCTAGATGATTTCATTCCTTGTGAGATCTGCGGAGGCAGAGCAGTTGATATTCATCATATAGAGAATAGAGGATCAGGAGGTGCTAAAGACAAGGACAGAATAGAGAACCTAATGGCTCTATGTAGAGCAGACCATATTAAGTATGGTGATGTACCTGATAGAGTTCAATGGTTAAAGGATATACATAATAGATTGATATGAATAAGATGAATCAATTCCTGCGCATTGCGAATGCGAGACTAAAGAAGGTCTACAAGAATAAGCAACAGAGAAAGGCTTGGGCTGCGAAGATGTGGCGCAGGTATGTTGAGAGACAGAATATAGAACACGACTTATAGAGGGAGGGGTTTTTACTAACTTAAAACTAAAACGGAATGGTTAATTCGTTCCCTCCCTTTATAACCTTTAAAACAAAATAGAAATGAGAGAGATACTACTTGAGATGTACGATAAACTTTGGAACGCTGACAAGGACAAGTGGGCTTGGAATGTGATACTGAAGGATACACTTGAGAAAATAGAAAAGTGTAAGCACATCAAAAGAGAAGGGGAGAGTTGCAGACTAAACAACAACTGCACCTATCCAGATTGTGAAATAGAAACCTTTAACACCAAAGAGAAATGAAAGACATCATAGCATTGTGTAACAGAGACAAAGAAGATAACGGAATAGAAAATGACTGAGTTTGAATTATTTAAGCACGGAGTCAAATTGATGGCTTTGTATCAGGTAACTCTAGAGCAGATGGATCTGATGAAGGGAACACCTATCTACTCGCAGAGAGTAAAGCAGCAGATGAACAACCTAGAGAAATCTATTGAGATGATGATCAGAGAGCCTATGAGCAAGTTAGATCAGACAGATGAGATGATGATGAATGATATACAGAATAAGGTTGATATGATTCTGGATCTATCTCTGGAGGAGATAGCACAATTAAGAGCAGTAATTAAAACAGAAAGAGATGCATAAGTATTTTGATATTGAATTGTTCGGGTGGAACAGAGTGGAGACTAATTGGTGGAATGTAACTATCTTGAGAGTTGCTTCAGGGAATTGGAGTTGGCATTTATTTATGATTGAGGAGAATCTTGATGAGTGTTCTGTTCAATGGTTCACTTTTAGAATCAATAAATGAATCAAGCAGGATCTGATCTCACATTAGTGAACAAGAATAATTACTATAAACTACTAGAGATTATGATCCAACTAGATAGAAGAGGCAAACTAGCTCCCCATGAGAGGGAGTTTTTGCGTAACTTAGTTGAGTATTAATTGGTTATATAATTATGGAAAAAGTAGACATCAAACAAGTAAGATCTAATCCAGACAACCCAAGAGTCATTAAGGATTACAAATTCAAGAAGTTAGTGAAGAGCATCAAGGAGTTCCCTCAGATGCTTGAGTTGAGACCTATCGTGGTAAACAAGGAGATGATAGTGTTAGGCGGTAACATGAGACTTCGTGCTTGTGAGGCAGCAGGACTCAAAGAAGTTCCTGTCATCTTCGCTGATAACCTCACTCCAGAACAAGAGATTGAGTTTGTAGTGAAAGACAACTCTTCATTTGGAGAATGGGATTGGGATGTGTTAGCGAATCAATGGAACATAGACAATCTTAAAGATTGGGGACTTGATATACCGAAATGGGAAGACACAGAAGATTTTGACAGTGATGTTGTTGACACGGGTGATTACGACTTCCCTGAAGAAGCCGTTGAAGGATCTCATGTGAAGATGGTTCAGTTGTTTTTAAGCACCGAAACAGAACCCTTGTTCAAGAAGTGGGAATTGGAATTGCGTAAACTCTTTGACACGGATAACTTGACTGACACTGTTTACGAGGCAATGAAAAAGCTATACGAGGATAACAAATATGATAAAGCGAATTAACTTATCACCTCGCTTGGATGATGATCAAGCGAAGAGGTTAGCAGGAGAGTTATTAGGGGAAAAGGATTACAACACCTTGATCACTTACGATGCCGATGTGTATTGTTCTGATACGGGAAAATGTATTGCTAAGTTTCGCAAGAAGATCATACCCGCTAACATAGCTAAGGATGCTTACGAAAGTCTCAAGAGCGTATCAGCGGTGTCTTCAAACAGAGGAGTGAGCAGTGGGTCAACAGATGAGAAAGGATTGTTCAGCAAGAAAAAGATTAAGAAAGACGGCACAAGATCAAACACTGATTTGGTTGATCCCGTTTCAAGCGGGATTATAGGATACTTTGACAGAAATCCTAGAACACCTTATTGCCGTCAAACGGCTTTCAATGAAAAGCAATTCTCAAAGTTTAAACAAGCCTATCCAATCATAAAATTAGTAGACACGAAGTATTCTGAGTTGATGCCTGAGAACTACGCCTTACAAAGAGCGATAGCGGATGACACATCTAAAGACTTTGTTATACCAAACACGGCTTTCACTACTGTAACGGTAAACAAGAATTGGCAAACCGCAGT